ATGTCGTGGTGTAGACCAGTGCAAACACTTGGTTTTTTAGGTCGCATGTCAGGTGCTCTTCAAGCCCCATTATTCGGTTGCCGTTGCGGTGAATCACCAATGGGCTGGCGTCCCAGCTTGAGAACTTGTCCTGCACGACGATCTTGAACCCGTCATGCGGCTTGGCTGGCAGCACCAAAACACAAGACTGATCCGTGGTGTCAACACAGTGCAGAAAGCCATCACGGGCGTACTCCACGTTGTGCGCGGGTGCCAACCGTTCACCAGTCAGCCAGCCTTCGAAGTTGTAGGTTGTGGTCATGGCGCAAGCACCCACCCACGGGTGGCGTCGGCAAACGTCAAAGTAAAGCCAGCGGTCAAGCTGTCGACAGTCATGTCTTCGGCCAGGCCCATGATGTTGCTGCCGTTTCGGGCAATCACAGATGTCAGCGTGCCACTGCGGTTGCTGAACGCCACCCAATCGCCAGCCGCTGGCGATGCAGGCAGCGTCAGAGTCAGCGATGCCGTGAGCACATACGTGCGCGAGGCCACTGCCGTGGTGCTGGTGCTGATGACTTGCACGTTTTGCGTGATCACGGGAGTGATCAGCGTCTTGTTGATGAGCGTTTGAGTGCCCGCCAATGAGACTTCACCACCACCAACCATTGCCCAATTGACTGTGTCAGCGCTCGGGTCTGTAGACCCGGACGATGATCCTGCCGTTTTTTTTCGGTAGGTCAACAGGTTCAATGGCGACCAGACGGCATCGCCTTGGGCATAAACGGCCCCGCTGACCCACCGATCAGCCCCGGCGATGGTGCCTGCCGTGGTGGCAGATATGGCGGCTTGGGCAGCGCTGGCGGTGGCGGCTTGAGCGCTGCTGGCGGCTGCATTGGCCGCATCCAGCACGCCATTCGCCCGGTCTTTGATCCACAGCAAAACAGCGGGGAACAAGACGTTCAGCCAGTTGGGGAAAAAGGAATGGAAGGCATCGGCGCGGGCGTCAAAGCTAGCGGGGTCAGTGCTAGTGGGCGCCGGGCTGGGTGCGGTGCCCACTTCGGGGTAATTGGGGACGCTCATGTAAGTCCTTTGACGGTGAAATTGATGAGAGAGTGGTCTTGGTAGTCAAGGCTGGCTGGGATGTCTTCCATGACACCCAGCGTGACCAATGTCTCGCTGTACTTGGCCAGTTCTGTGCCCACGTACAAAGTGGGCTTGGCGCGAGCGCGAATTAGGGCAGACCAAACTGCGTTGAGGTTTTCGTTGGGCACGGTCAGGCGACCTCTAAACCCGCGAGAAAAGTCGCGCACCGTCCACTCGTAGTCTCCGTAATCGGCGTCCCACTTCTGGTAGGAATAGTCGGTGTAGAACGGGGCCGCGCCTTTGTGCAGCATGCCCAAGTCTTGGCGCTGGCCCAGCACGATGCGACCAATTCCCACGGTGCCCGGCCCCGTCAGGGTGATGCGGATGCGACCTGTTGTCGTGAAAGGCAGGCTGCCAAAAAGGGCTTGGGTGAGTCGGCCAGAAAAGCCTTTGAAGTAGTACTCTGTCCACTTAGTGGTGGGCCGCTTGAGCATGTCAGCCGTTTGGCTGTTGATGACTTGGCCGAATGAGTCCAGCACCTCAAGCAAAACGTCTTTGGCCGTGACGTTGAACAGCGCAACATTCGTGAACGCCTTGCCCGGCTGCAGCACGACTTGGAGCGGGCTGGTGCCCGTGGTCTGCGTGCTGTTTTTGTTGTCGAACATGGCCGTGCGGTTGCTAGGGCCGATGTTGGCCCACTGCGTGCCCGCGCCGGGCTGTTCGGTGTTGGTGTTGACCATGCTTTCCCATTCGCGTGGCAGGCCAGTGGTGGTGTGGGTGACGCGCGCGGCTTTGCTGTAGGTGCCAGCGGCCCAGGCGGCGTAAGGGTTTGTGGCAGACGAGCTGATGAGCTGCGAAAGCTCGAAGTCGATGGGGTCGACCATGTACATCATGGGGCCACCTCCACGGTCAAGGGGTCGTTGGGGGATGGCGCCACGGGCATGGCGCGGCCATCGCGGGTGAGGCGGCGCATGAGGTGCAGGTGCTCTTGGCTGGTCAGGGCGCCCGATTCGCTGGCGGTTTGGAGCCGTTGCATGAGCGCCTGCAGGGCCTGTAGGGCTTGCAGCATGTCTTGGGTGCCGGGCATTTGTGCGCGCACGCCCAACGACCCGCCCACGTTGCTCAGGGGCATGATGGCTTCGGGGCCAGCCTCTCCCATTTGGCCCAGGCTGAAAGCGGTGGGGCGGTGGACGACACCGTTGGTAAACGCGCCACCGGTAGCAAACCGGGGTGTGAGACCCAGCTGCGCGTTGAGCTGTTGGTATTGCAACTCGTAATTGCCCCCGTAAACGCCCACCGAACGGGCGTATTCGATGTCGGCCTCCAACTTTTTCATAGCGGCGTAGGCGAAGTCTTTGTCGGCGTAAATGTTGCTGCCAAGGCCTGCGCCTGCCATGGGGCCAGGGCCAACCGCTGGGCCAGGGCCGACCATGGGGCCGGGGCCGACCACTGGGCCAGCGCCGGTGCCTGTACCCGTTGCCGCGGTGCCTGTGCGCTCGGCAAGCATGGCCGCTTGCAGCGCGGCTACGGCGGCGGTGACGCTTTGCACGCTGATGTCGACGCCGCGCATGACGTCAAGCTGGTTTTGCTGCGCTTGCAGCAGCTCGTTGAGGCTGTCAAGCTGCTTGAGCTGGGTTTGGTGATTTTGCTCGGCTTGGCTAAGCTGCTCGCCCGCGTGGTCACGCAGGGCTTTGAGGCGGTTGACCAGCTCCAGCCGTGCGTATTCGGCCTCGGCTCGGGTAGAGTAGTTTTGATCGTCAATGCTTTGGCGCACCAGGCTGATTTGGTCAGACAGCACGGCCTGGCTGGGGATGACGCCACCGGCTTTTAGCAGGGCCAGCGAGGCGTCGATGCCTGCGTTGGCGCTGGCCACTTCGAGGTCCATGACGACTTGGCGGCGCAACCCGGTCAGGTGTCCAGACAACATGTCCATGATGGAGCCCAGGGCGTCAATGCTGGCTTTGCTGCGGTCTACAATTTTTTGCACGGCGCTTTGTTCGGCGCTGATGCTTTTTTGCAAAGCGGTCAGGGCCAAGTCGGTGGCCCTGGCGCGCTCAGCGGCGGCGGTGGCTTGCTCTGCACGGGCGGCTTCGCTGGCTTTGATAGCGGCCTCGTTGGCTATTTTTTGGTCCTCGATGGCCTTGATCTGGTCATAGATGGCCCGGTTGGATTCGTGCAGGGCGTCGCGCTCGCGCTTGCGGATTTCAATGATGTTGTTTTGGGCTTGCAGCAGCTGCAGCTCAAGCCCGGCGCGCTGCTGCATCACGCTTGCATAGAGCTGGGCCAGTTGCTGCGAGGTGGCGCCAGCACCGAGCACCAGTTCGGCCATGGCGTTGCCGGACTTTTGCAGCACCTCTTCGATCTTGGCCAGTTTTTGCTGGTCGGTCAGGCCGTCGAGCACCAATCCCAGGCGGTCGATGTCGGGGTGCACTTTGACGTCACCCACCGACGTCGTGAAGGCGTCGATCTGTGCCGTGGCAAAGCCAAGGTCTTTGGCCATTTGGGCAGTGCCCGTGCGCAGGGCGACAAAGGCGCTTTCGAGGGCTTGCGATTGGGCGCTGGGGCCCACGTTTTGCAGGGAGTATTTGGGGCCGTCAAACAGCGAGCCGCCCCGGCGGTTGAGGTCGTAAGACTGCAGATCGCCCGAGCCCAGTTGGCCGGTGATGCCCATGCCCACCGTCTTGTTGCTGCGGAAAGCGCCCAGGGCGTTGAGCACGCCCACAGCGGCCAGCACATACGGCCCAGCCGCTGCGGCGTTGGCCATCATGCTGCTGCCGGTACCGGCTGCGGCGGCGGTGCCGTAGGCCCCGTTGGTGGCCAGCAGGGCGCTCAGGCCGTCACCGTAGGCCACGGCGGCAGTGTTGCCAAAGATGGTGCCCGCTGCGTTGGCCGCGCTCATCGTGCCTGCGGCCACTTGGCTGCCGATCAAAAAGGCGCTGCTCCCAGTGCTGTAGGCGGTGTAGGCGTTGTTGGTCGCGCCAAAAATATCGGCGCCACCCGGGCCTGTACCCGTGGCACTCGCGCCTGCCCCCATGGTGAGGCTGACGGCGCCCGCAATGATGGGGCGCAACACCATGGTCTTAAACATATTGATCAGGGTGTCGCGCAAGTTTTGCGCGAAGTCTTTGCCGTTTTCGAAGCCACGCATGAGGGCGTCGGTGATGCTGTTTTCGATCTTGTCGGCGGCGCGCTGCCAGTCGGCGGCGGCTTTGTCGGCTGCGCGCTTGGCGATCTTCTCTGCTTCGGATGCGGCTTCGGCTGAGCCGCGCTCGCGCTTGGCTTTGGCCAGGTCGCGCAGGGCGGCGGCTTCTTCGCGGTATTTTTTGACGAGCAGTTCGGACTCGCCCGCCTCTGCCATCGTGTCGGCCATGCGCTCTTTGCTGGCGGCGCTGTCTTCGTACTTGGCGACGGTCAGCTCTGCAATGGCGTCTTTGCTCAGGCCGATGCTGGCCGTGGCTTCGCGCTCGGCGGCGGCTTGCTTTTTCAGGGCATCGATGGCCTTGTCGGACTGATCGGCGGCTTTGGCTTGCACCTTGACGCTTTCGTCCATGAACTTGGCCAAGTCTTTTTCGGCGTCCAGGCGTTGCTCAGTGGCCAGGGCCGCATTCAGGGCGGTTTGCAGGCGCTCTTTGTCACTGGCGCTGAGCTTGGCACCGGCGGCGAGCATGTCTTGCTTGACGCGCACGGCCAGGCGCTGGCCTTCGGTGAGCTTGCCGTCTGCGTCGGCGGCGGCGGTTTGCAGGGCGGCAAATTCGCCGATGCGGGCGTTGAGCTTTTCGTACTCGCTGATTTCCTTGGCGCGGCTGCCCCCGCTGCCTTTTTTGTCGTAGCTGGCTTTGATCTGGGCAATGCGCTCTTGGATGGCGGCTTCGTCCATGCCGGCCCGGCGCATGGTGGCGGTTTGCTGCGCAATGTCGTTGCGCATTTTTTGTTCTTGGCTCAGGTATTTCAGGCCGTCTTTTTGCGCCTGGATGCCTGCGTTTTCTCTGGCCACACGTTCGGCTGCGCTGTCGCCTGCGCGCTTTTGCATGCGCTCAACTTCTTGCAGGGCGGCCAACTGGTTTTTGTAGGCCCGCACTTGACGGTCGGACAGGCTGCGCAAGCCTTTGTCGTACAGGTCCAGTTCTTTGCGGATCTCCTCGATCTCGCCAGTGGCAATGGCCGGTCGCCCCACACCCAGCATCGCATCCCAAGCCTCTTTTGCAGCGCTTTTGATGCCGCCCCAGCCGCGCTCGATGTAGCCCATGCTGGCCAGCATTTCAGCGCTGCGGCCTTTCAGGGCGCTGTTGTAGGCGTCTTGCGCCAGGGCGGCAGCTTTGGATTCTTGGCCCAAGTCCACCGCCGCGCGGATCTGCGCGTAGGTGCTGGCCGTCAAGTAGTTCATCGACTCGTTGAGGCGAGCCGATGCGCCCACGGGGTCTTTGCCCAGGTCGGCAAAGTTTTTGGCAATGTCAGCGGTGGCGGTGCCGAAGGCTTTTTCGGCCATGATTGCGGTGGCTGCGAAGTCTTGCAGGCTGGCCCGGCCGACTTGGCCGGTGGCCGCAAGTTGGGCCAGCACTTCAGCCGCTTTGCCGGTGGTGGTGCCAAAGCTTTGATCCATGGACGCGGCCATGGCGGCGAGTTGGTTGGTGCTGGTGCCTGCGGCGTTGCCGGTGGTGACCAGGGCGGCGCGGAAGGCGTCGGCCTCTTTGCTGCCCTGGTGGTAGGCAATGGCCACAGCGCCCACCGCTGCAGCGGCCACGGTGAAGGGGTTGACCAGGCTGACGACGTAGCCGCCCAGCGCACGGGCGGCATCGCCCGCGCCGCCAAACATGTCTTTGAGCTGGCCACCTTGTTGCAGAAACACGGTGAGGGGCGCTTGGCCGCCTTGCAGCGACACGGCAATGTCGGTGAACTGCGCGGGCACGCCACGCAGGGCGGCGACGGTTTGTTTGGCGCTGATGCCGGTCTTGGTTTGCTGGGCCTCAACGCGCTTGAGTTCGTCGATGTAGGGCTGCAGCGTGGCCAGGTCAACACCGCGCTGCTGGGCCAGTGTCTCGAAGTATTTGGCAGAGCCGCGCCAGCCCGCCTGCAGCGCGGCGGTGGTGCGCTGCACGCTGGCGATCATGTTTTTGGTGGCGTTGTCCAGCTTTTGGGCGGCAGGGGCTGCACCGTCGGCAATGCCGTCGATGGCTTTGCCCGCTTTGTCGCCTTCTTTGGCCACGCTGTCGCCCATGCGGCGGCCGGCCTTTTCCACGCGCTCAAACGCCTGCTCGGCCGGGGCCGAGTTGGCGCTGAGTTCTAGCTGTGCCTTTTTGGTGCTCATGTGGGCTCTTCGTGGTTTTTGCGGATCTGCTCTAGGGCTGCAGACTCAAGGGTCTGGATGTCGTCAAACATGTCTTGCCAGTCTTGGCCCTGCAGGCCTTGGTGGTCCATCAGCCTGAACAAAGGGCCGTAGTCCAGCCCGATGTATGTGCCCATGCCAGTGGTGCGCCACTGGGTGCCCACGGCGCAAAACAGGCGCCACGCGGGCGCGTTTTCGGGCCAGATTTCAAACGGGGGTTCGGCAAAATCTTCGGGCTCAAAGCCCGCTGCGCGGGCTTCGGCTTCGGTCACTTGCGGTGTGTAGGCGGCAAGGGCTGCCGCCTTCAGTTTCCCAGGCGGCCCGTGGTCATGGCGGTGTAGTAGTCGCCCACGATGGTGGCCACGGCCAGGGGCAGTTCGTCGTTGAGTTGCTGCACGCTGTCCATGCTCAGGTCCACATCGAGGCCCCAGCCGGTGATGATCTTGAGCACGTCTTGCGCGTTTTTGGTGCTGGCCTTGGCGTAGATCTTGGCCAGGCTGAATTTTTCGACCGGGTTGGTGCTGTCGGCGTTTTCGGCTTGCGCGGCGGCGTCGGCGCTGCCGGTCAGCTCATCCCAAAACGCGCCGAACTCTTTGCGGGTGCGGTATTTGTAGGTGACGGGCACGGTGCCCTCACCGCCTTCGAGCATGGGGAATTTGACGGTGTGGGGGAAGGTTTCGGGGCGCTTGCCCAATTTGA